AGTCGTTACATCTACATTGGCAATGATACCTTCCATCTGTTCTTTAAACGACTCCAACGTAATGTTCTTCTTAGCAAAGCCACGAGACATCTTACGGCCAGCGCCATGAGACGCTGACACAAGGTAGTTCCAGTTGCCCAAGCCCTCAGTTATATAGACTCCAGTTTTCATTGAGCCAGGTATAACGCCAGGCTGACCCTTTTCTGCCGGTGTAGCACCCTTACGGTGGAGCACACCAGCGTCCCACACTATAGCGTGATTGTGGTTTTCATTTATATACTCAAATAGAGTCCTGCTACCAGTAATGAGATTGATGATTTCCTTAAGCATGTCCAATCTATTAGCCAAAGCGAACTCGAGAGCGAAGTTCATGTCAGCTAAATAAGCCTTACCCAATGAAGAGTCCAAGTGGAAGAACTTGTGATAAAGCTGGTTGTCTTTCTTAGCTTCATTCATATACCAATTGCCAATCTCCCACCCAGGGCGTCTGGAGCCTGAGTGTATGGTAATGAAGACGCTTCCGTTTGCGTTATAGCCAAGCTCAATGAAATGATTGCCACCACCAAGTGTGCCATTCTGCTTAGTCAACTTAGCATTGACTTTGTCGGTGAGTTCTTTATCACCAGAAGCCGAATAAAAAGACTTAGCATATGGATTCTCATGTTCGTTGAAGCCTACGGGAATGCATTCTTTTATTTCCTCAAAGAGATGCTGTCTATCTTTTGTGTGAAAGTTTTCGATGTTGCTTTGTGGTATTTCGTAGCAGATCATACCGCAACCTATGTCATAACCGACATACGAAGGCGAAATATGATCTTCGACTAGAGCCACAGCTCCAATGGGCAAATCGTATCCCTGATGACAGTCTGGCATGACAGCTATAGTCTTCACAAACGGAATGTTTGCGTTGTCGTATATCTGTTGCTGTGCACCCTGCTCAATCTCATGCATTGGAATCAGGGTCTTTATTTTATCCGCATTAGGCATTACCACAACTCTCCTCTTACCTTCATCAGAATCTTTCCAAGATGATTGCTACCAACCCCATTGCACACGCCCCAAAACATGTCTTGCCATTCATTAGTCTCTTCAAGATCAGCAAGACCTGTAGCTATTAATTTGTATTTGAGATTGGTGTGCGTTGTGAACTTCAGCCTTACAAGAAGCTCCATTGTCTGGAGACTTCTTTCATGCCAGTCGGGCGGATTGAGTGTTGCACCAGCCCTTTTAGCCTGCGAGGGTGTCTCCATCCTCGAAATGTGTCCTCTGAGAACCCAATCCTTAGTTTTGGCCGCCTGATAAGCGTGTTCAACTGTTGGATATTTCACACCCTCGTATTCTATCACAGCAGGGTAGAAATTCGACAGAAATCTGTTCTTGCCGAAGAAACCTTTTATGTCTTCCATTTATTCGTCCCTCTTCCGAAGATACCTTGTCGCCCTAAAATTACGGACAAGATCTCCGCCATCTTTACCCTTTAGATAGCCAAGATCCTTTTCGATCTTTTCTTCAATCGAATCAAGAATCTTGTTATCGAGGAATAAGATCAGACCCGGAGTCTCTTTAAAAATGAGAAGAGCATTCAGCCAGCCAGGCGTATTGTATTCGTTCGCTTTATTTCTGAGCTCATTTCTGAACGAGGTGTTGAGAGTTGTTTGAAGATGAGCATGAAAGTCCGCTGCATTATCGGACTCAACCCAATGATTGATTCCCATGAATCCCATCTCTTCACCTCCGCCATTTGATAGATCATTATATAATACTTTATTGTGGATTGTACACATAAAAAAAGGAGTCCGAAGACTCCTTTTAAAGAGGGCTGATTTCTCAGCCTTCTGTAAGAATGTTATGGTAAGAACTGAGAGCTTACAGGGACGGCAAATGTCGAGACCTGACCGTCGAGGGTAGCTGTACCGGTAAAGAAGTAAGACACTCCTTCAGTAACAGTCATGACAAACTGTGTAGATGTTGCACCGGGAGCAGATACTGCACGTGGAATGCCCCAAGGCACATTGCCCGTTGTATTAGAGTAAATAGTAACAACTGTTCTGGCCTGATCTACAAGAGCAATTGGGCTACCGTCTGTATATGTAGTAGGTAGCGTCCAAGTAACATTGACAGGCTGATCCCACACTGAAGCAACAGGCGTGGCTAAAGCAGGCAATGACTGAGCGCTTTCAAACACTGTTCCCGCTGGGTTTGTGTAGACGGACGTTACAGTAAATGAATACTGCACACCATTAGTTAGCGGAAATACAACAAATGGTGATGTAGCAGACGCCTGTCTAAGGACACCATTTACGTAGACATTGTATGATGTTGCATTTAAAACCGAAGACCATGTTACAGTAACCTCTCCACTTCCAGTTACGTTAGCTGCGACTGATGCAGGGACGGCTGGGGTTGGCTTTGGAGGGCCCGGCATTGAAATGGTTATCGTGACTTCAACATCTGGAGCACGACCACCAGGGCCAGTAGCAACAACTGAATATACGGTCGTCTGCGTAAGCGTTACAGGCTGTGATCCACTCCCAGCAGATGCCGACACAGGCGGATAACCCGAAATAGCTACCTCAGTAGCATTAGTTGTCTGCCAATTGATTGTCGAACTATAAGATCCATCGCCATTCGCAACAGGCTGTGTCGCAGTTGCTGAAAGTGTTGGCGCATTACCTGTTGGCGGTGGATTTCCCGGAGGAGAAGAACCGCATCCAGACATGACAAATGCCGCAATAGATACTATAGTCGCTGCTAAAAATGTAGAAAATCTGTTCATTTATTTCACCTCGTATTATTGCACCGGCTGAACATTCAAGTTCGTAGGAGCGTTTGGAGTTTTGACAACAATTGGGAAGCTTGTTGCATTACCCGGAAATGTTCTTGCCGTTATTTCTACGATGTTAGTGAAACTATCACCGTCCGAATCTTGTGGCTCAATAGAAGCATACGCAGCAGTATCGCCTCCAGCATTTTCCCAGGCTGCACCGTAAGGATTTCTGCTATTGAGTCTGCCGCCTGTTGCACTTGCATTGTGACATATTAAACAAGTGTTCAGCACTGTCGCTGATGTTCCATACTTAGTATTGAATGATGTCAAATATGATGACACAGCCATAGCAGATGTCGCCGTCGCCATCAACAGTACGGCAAAAAATAACCTCTTCATCACTCCCTCCAATCGTTAAAACAAAAAGACACCGACGCGTCCGCGTGGTGCCTACGTTTTCTGGTTCGGCATGTTTGTATGATTTACTACTAAATTAGGAAGATACTGTGATTTAATCGATTCAAATGTCGTACGTGTTGTTTATTGATTTAAAGCTGAAGGTCGGCCCGCGGGGAAAGGAGAAAAAAGACCAGTACCGTCATCTCCAGCTGAAAAGTTGTTATGAACGGCGGGCGTGTCATTAAGACAGATACCGGGATACCCAGTTGGGATTACGGAATCATTAACAGTAGCAATTTGAACACTATTTCTGTACAATTTAAAATTGGAACCTATGAATTCAGATCTAAATGTTCCTGCAGCAGAGTTTCCAGCAGCGTTCGTAATTATTTGAGTGCCAACGCCATTTAGTATTCTAAACATGTTGACGAGATTATTTCCTGAATTCCAATACACGAAATACCAAGAAGCAGCAGCACTCGAACCGGGCATTCCATTAGCTCTTAGTACATGACCCATATATCCCGACGTCCCAGCATTTGTACTCTGAACGTATTGATTTGGGCCGAATCGAACGCCAGTATACATTGAAAAATTAAACACAGCAAAAGTATTTAGTGTTGCGACATTGCTAAGAACTTTCATCTTAGGTCTGTCAGACCACCCTTGCCACATCCCGCCTTTAGATAGAGGGTTTTCATCAGCACGATTGAAATCATCTGTTGCTTTTTCATACCAAGCCATTGCTACCTGCCTCGCTTACAAACATAACCATTGTTTATCCCTTGAACGACACAATTGGATAGCGAACACGACCGATATCTTCTCCGCCAGTCCACGGACCAATTACACCTGGAGTTCCAAAAGCAGTATATACATGCACGCCGGGAGAACCAGTCGCGAAACGTTGACCAGAATCGGTAGCCGTACAGAACACTAATCCGGTGACTTCATCTACTGCAGTAAAGTCCCATCCTTTGATGTACACAGTTATGTAACCAGAAACAAGAGAATTGACATTTGCTTGAGTAAACGAATAAGAGATTGACCCACCGGAATCAATGCCTGTCTTGTATAGAAGATCTGTTGTGCTGTTATTAGCGCCAGGGCCTCTTCTAAATCTGAAATAATATCCGTCATTCGCCCCGCCACCTGTACATCGCAAAGCAGGCCCTTGTAAGTTGCCGCCACTGTATGTCGGTGCCCACACTGTAGCATATTGATCTGGAAGCCATGTTCTAGCTGTCCAGACGGAAACATTCGACGCGCCGTTAACAGTGCCGAAAACCGTATTGCTCGTTAGATAACAAAACCGACCCTGACCACTCCAATTGCCTCCGCCTGAAAGCGGATTCTCATTAGCTCTAACAAAGCTATCTGAAGCTTTTTGTACCCAATTACCCGCGGGTGCCGTCATTATATTACCTCTAACTCATCTTAGGAAATGGAAAGGGACCACTTGTTCTAAAATTTTGTTGATCAGCACCAAGATCCCATAAAAAAGGTCTCGTTTGACCATCAATGTCTTCTGTAAACGAGACTGAAAGATTAGTGCCAACACCCTTGAATATCGTTCCCGGCTTTAGATGATAGTCATTATTTGCAGCGTCTACAAATATGTCAGCATCGGCTGTAGCGCCAGAATACCACGGAGAAGCAGTATTATCGTTTCCAGACCCGCCCGTATTTACTGCGTCGCCTGAAATGTCACTACTATTATAGTCGGACGAAACCGTTAGATTCCCTGCAAATCCGTCACCAAAGCCTCTAACAAGGAGATTTTTTGCATTCACACAATTAGCAATTTCTCCTCTAACACCGCCGCCCGCAGTGTAACCATTTTTACAAATAACGGTGCAATTCCAAGCATAGAAGTTAGTCCAGTAGCTATAAATTCCAAACTTTGAAGTAAGAGTTCCGTCAAGCAAATAAACATTATTATATATGTAAACGTTATTTTCACCACCCGAATAACATCCCATCGCATAGGTTCCGCTAGTAATGGAATTTCTTATGAAACAATTTCTTGTGATACTACCGACTCTAGCGCTGTATAGCGGGGAAACATTTCCTGAACCAGTTCCTGTTCTTTGAAATTGCATGCCGTCAATAAGCGTATATGTTTGACTCGACTGCAAACAGGCAAAACTGCCTGCGTTATTTCTAATCATTCTATATATGTTATCGTTCCACTTTGCACCTGGTTTAGTTGCACCCTGCAAATAAATAAAATGTCCAGAATCAACCGTCCATCCTGTTCCTACATCAATAGCACAATATGTTGTATCGGCTAAATGGGCGCCTTCTCCACCGTCATTTGACGAACAAATGACTTTTTCGATTTCGTCCGCCGAAACAAGATTCCTTCTTCTATTCGCTTCCCAAGAAAAAAGCGAAGCATAAGCAGCATTAGCACCAGATAAAGCATTTGTGGTGCCGTTTCCACCTGACGAATTAGGGTCGACGTATCTAGTTACAATGGTAGCCATTATTGACCGAACTCCTTCTTAGCAAACTCTAATAAAATCTCTTTTTGATTCTGTTCTGGCTGTTCAAGCACTAGTTCAAGTGCGTTGTTGAGAAACTTACCAAACAACGGCCCTGGCTTAAGCCCCAAATCCATCAAGTCTCTTCCATTTATAGCCAAGTCTTTCACTGTCACGGGCTGTTTGGTCGTCTGAATAACCCTAATCTTTCTGATGAGCTTCTTAAACGAGTAGGGAACTCCCTTTTTAGCTAAATTAGCTTTTCTATCAGCCAATCTTGCACGCAGTATGTTTCTGAATTCTGGCAGTGCCATAAACTTCTTGATCGTTTTGTCTTTAGTCTCATCAGTAAAATAGTACATATGATGACGAATAATATTGTCAACTTTATCTGTTTGTTCTGTTGAGAACTTTAAGCGACGCATGATCTTGCGAGCCATATCGGCACCCACAGTTTCGTGGCCTAAAAAGTTGTAGTCGCCTGTTTCAGGATTCAGCTCTTTTGTCTTAACTTTTCCCACATCATGCAGCAAAAGCGCTAGCTTAAGCACAGGATCTTTCTTTTTAATTGCGTCAGCTGCAAGCATATTGTGCATTAGAATCGACTCAGCGTGATGCTTGTTTTGCTCAACTTCAAAGCCCTCGTACAACTCAGGTATCACTTCCTTTAAGAAGCCAGTAGTAAGCATCAGATAGAGACCCGTGAGTGTATCTCTTGACTCAAACATTTTCATTATTTCAGCAGATATTCTTTCAGGTGCCTCTTTCTTAATCAGCGGCATGTTTCGCTGTAGTGCCTTGAAAGACTCTATGTCAATAGACAGGTCCTTACTATTAGCAAAACGAATAGCACGAAGCATTCTCATAGGATCTTGCTTGATTCTCTTGTCAGGGTCTCCCACAAATCGAAGCACTCTATTCTTAGCGTCGTCTAAACCGCCAACAAAATCAAACACTTGTCTTGTTTCTGGATCATAGACAAGAGCATTTACAGTAAAATCTCTGCGTCTCATGTCTTCATCAACTGAAGAAGCCAAAGACACTTCTGTCTCTTTGGCGCTTGTAGCTTCCTCATCATCAATTCTATAAGACGCAACTTCGTGGCCGTCAACTATATTCACAGCAAACTTAGCACCTACTGAACCGGGAATACCAAACAGCTCTTGAATCTGGTTGGGCTTAGCTGAAGTTACGATATCGAAGTCTTTTGGCTGTTTTCCAAGCAATGCGTCTCTTACACAACCGCCAACAACATACGACTCGTGTCCTGCAGCTTTAAGCTTGTCAATGATTGCCAAAGTCTTAAAGCCCAGCTCAATATTAAATGGGTATTTTTTAGCTTCCACAACTTCCTCATGCTTCGTAGGCAGTCTTTCTTGCGACTCTTCGTAGACGTACTTCCAACCGCCCTTGCTATCAGGCACTCTACGAATGTACTTGTGATTCGGCTTCTGGTCGCCAGGTTTCATATTACCACACTATATTTCCAAAAGAATTCGGACCAGCGACAAAAGGCGGCGCTTCATCTAATATTATTTCTATAGATTCTAACCGTCCCGTATCGAGCACGTTAACTGATTGATCGATTGACAGATCACTAATAAGAACCTTGGCAATCTTTGAGGCTCCAACCTCGGTGGGATTACCACATACATAAACATAAGTGCTGTCGCATACAATGCCTTTTATATTATAGTTATTGCCGAATAGAGACAATTTAGTAACCGAATCTTCGAAAGTCATTGTAGCAAGATCACAGCGATACAAGTTTCCTGAAGTTGATACCATAAAATAATTGTCGTTTGCGTAAAAGCTTAAAGCCTGTGCCGAATCTGGTGTTGTAAATGAGTCTTCTATCGTATTGAAATCGGATAAGTCGTATTTATTTACTGTTTGTGGTGCTGCTAACGTATTGTTGTAAGACTTGCCGTTGAATATTTTAATAGTATATCCCTTTGGTGTTGTGAATCCAGTAAGAAATAGCAGAGTGTCTTTATCTATTCGTCGTATTCCATTTCCGGTATCTGTAATTAAATATAGAACTGTTTCGTCGTCTGATAATGCATACAGAGTGCCTGCCGAATATGTTCCCGACGTCATAACATGAGTAAGCGGATTATCTGTAAAAACCTGTATTCGATTATTGTTTGTCGTCATATAAACGATACTCTCAATAATCGTTAGCGCTCTACCATATCGACTGTCATCTGTCGCTACTTCGTCTACAAGAGACAAATCAGTGACGCTAAATTTCTTGATTGTAAAATTGTCTCTGTCAGCAATATACAGCGTCGAAGCCATTTAAGATTCTTTCTCACTAATAGCATTTCTTACACTATTAGTAGACACAAAAAACTCTTTTTGAGTAATTACTTTTTCAAGATACAGTGATTTTAGTACGCCCAATTTTCTTTCAACATCTTCTATCGTATCGCTAGCGCTTGGCTTAGCCGAGTCTTTTAAGCTCTCTATCCGCTGGCGGTTAGCCTCTTTTTTGAGTTCAGCTGTCCGTTTTACTTCAAGTTCGGCTTTCAGTCTAGCATCTTCGTCGACTTTAAGCTTAGCATCTTGTTCTCTCCTTATTTGCAGTGCTTTTTCAGCTTCTTCAGCAATTCTAACTTTTTCAGCATACTTAGTAGCAAATTGGCCGAGATCTATGCTATCTCTAGTTGCGTTTCTAATGTCGGCGATACTGCGAGCCTTGTGCTTTATACCAGAATCATATTCGACTGGCAAGATGTCATTCTGAGAAGCTAAATAAGCCAATATTTTTTCGTTTGAAACTAATGTGTTTCTATACATGAACTCTTTCTTTAAAAACTTTTCATCTGTTACTTGATCGTACACAAGATTCACAAAACGCTTTGTTATAAACAAACCAAAGCCAGCGTGAATAATAAATTTCTTTTCTTCGCCAAAATTATGATAGCTTGTAATGTGTCCAAAATAGTCGGCTAATGGAAATGGATCTTTGAATGACCCGCTGATTGTAGAATCAGGATCTACTCTTATAATGAAATCAGAATTATAGATTCTTGTAACATCCCACCATCGAGTAATCCACTTAGAGCTCTTATTCTCAAGACGATCAGCAAATTTATGGAAGTATTGAGTGTTCCAATCTTTTTTCCCGCCGTCGGAAATTAAAATTGCTCTAGCAGATGGATGAAATTGTTTTATTTGATCCAAAATTTGCGTCGGGTCGTCGTCATACGTATGAATGTAAAAATCATACTTTACCATATAATATTGCCAAAGATATTTTCGATCGCCGGCGATGGTGGCACGGGATATGTTATAATGGCTGAAAACGTAGGGTTATCAAAATTATCGTTGCCAAAACCAGTTGAACCCACAATTGCGTCTCCAAGTAGCGTAGTATTGTCGGCTCTAGCTAACTTGTCAACAGACCTATTCGTTGCGTATGTCTTACCAGAATCAACCGAAACTCCGTAGCCAAAATCCGCGATTGGATCATATTCAGTAAAACACTCGGGCGTCCCTAAAATAAAATTATCGACAAAAGCGTACGGAGACGTTATGTTATATGTATAGATTTTCATATATTAGCCCAATAACATCATTTCACTTACATACAGTTTAGAACCATCATGATCTATTCCTTGAGGCACCATGTCTGTGGGAAATTCTCCAACGTACGACATGTCAGAATTGTTAAATATTACTACTCTACCATTTGAGCCTGATCCATCTGTAACATAAAAATACGTACCATCTGTAGTTATTCCAATTACTGTTGTAAAAGAGTCTGAACCATTAAATACACTAAAGTCATCTACAAGCGACATATCAGAACACAAGAATTTCTCTATACTTTCTGCGTGTATCGAAAAGACGTGTGTGCCATCCGTACAGCAACCCTGCGTATTCGAAGACTGAACGCTTTTTGTGACGTATTCTAAATCCGCTATTGTTGTTCCGGCTATTAAGAACTTTAAAATACACATTACACTGCTACCCCATCATTAATCGTAATGTAGACGTAAGTTCCGTCAGAACAAATTCCAGTAGGGCTAACAATAGCGTTTGGAATTCCAGCGGTGAGCTGTGTCAAGTCATCTATTATTAGCAAAGAACTAACGATATCAAGAGTTATAATGTTTCCACTCTCTCCAATTTTAAAACTAGAAAAGGGATTTACGCATGTTATTTGATTCGCGCCATCTACAGACACCACCTCGTATACTCTGTTGTAGTCTGCGTCGGCAAAACCTGAAGCAGAAAGAAAATCACCCGGAGCAAGAGTAGGGAATTCTACAGCAAACTGCGATGCTGCGTCTTGAAAAATAAATCCTCCCGTCGCCAACCCAATCGTAGCGCTAACATAAGAATCTAAAACACTAAAATCCGTCTCTAATATTTCTATGTTTGGGGACCATGGTTCTGTTACATAAAGAATAAGATTGTCGCCGTCATAATAAACGTCTGTAGCAGTATAAGTGTAAGATGAAATGCCTTGATGCGCCAGAGTAGAACATGTACGTCTTGAAACACGATTATTATCAACGTCTGCCACGTATATTGATACATTGTCAGTTGTTATGCCATAAGGATAAAAGAACGCGGCATCAGGAACCGTATATCCGCCAACAGGACCAGTGTCGACCAAAAATTGTACAAGAGTGTCCCCAATCTGCGGCAGCCCAAACACAGTTGCATTGTATATGCCATCGCTTGTCTGGAATCTAGCACGAGCAACAGTGCCATTGTCTGACAAGAAATAAGCGTTCATTGTTTCTGCCCCCAGTCTGGAGCAATGAACATACTCGTAGCCGCCATAGCCAGGCTGAAATGGGCCATCCGTCAGTCCCGTATAAGTCAGATCTGTGTCTATATTCACCCATTGCATTACAGCTGTGCCACTTGAGCCCGTAACTGTGTCACCTATAACTGGCATGCCTGTGAACACATTGAAATTAAGAGTCGTGCCATCCCAGCTTGAACATTCTCCAGTAGCTCCGGACGTCCATGTAATGGCATCGCTCGTATTGAATGTCCCGGTGAACGACGTCGGTTGAAAATAACCTGTGACACCCGCAATAGCAGTCACAGTCGCTTTTGGTCCATATCCGCCCTGAGCTTGAAATTGCAAACTTGAGTTTAGTTTTACTATTCTAAACCAACCCGAATCCGCGATGTACACATTCCCACTGCCATCGACGCAAACGCCTTCCGGGTAAGATAAGTCAACATTGCCAGCTAAGATCGATGAAGCAACACCGATCGAAGGGTCGGCTGCTGTCACTTTTACGACGCTGTTATCACTGTTGCTTGTAATATAAATGTAAGTGCCGTCAGAATGTATGTTTTCGGGACCATAAAAATAGTAAGTGTCCATCCCTATCGTATACGAAGAGGTTTCATCAACAAAAGCCATCGTCGTAGCATCTAGTCTAACAATAGAATCATTATTATAGTTCGGAAGATAAATATAATTATCGTCAACACCCATCCCGTAGATCGGGTAGTAATCTGTTACATCGATGGTTTGAGCAGTGGCGCCGAGATCTGTTTTGTCAATTCTAAAAAGAAAAGGATTATCATTATCCCAGATAAACAGATGCGTTGAGTTTGCCTTTATAAATTGTGGTCTATAAAGATTCGTAAGCTCTATCAAATTGTAACTAGTCATTTGTCCTACGTATGCTAAATCGGGAATAGAGCGCTCGACAATTCTGCTATTGTTGTAATCCGATATGTAGATGGTCTTTGGGTAAACTGGGGGACCAGCACCACCAGCAAAAATCCAATATTCTTCTCTTATTTTCACTTAGAATTCCTTAAGTTCACCGTCGAATATGAATGTTGCTTTGCCAGACTTTTTAGCACGAATTAGCATATCTCTTGTGCCTTTAGATTCATTCACGTTGTAATGAAATCCTACTATAACGTCTGGCTTGCCTTCGCGAAGCATTTGGGAATTTCTAATAGGACCGGCAGCTTTACCATACGTAGTCCAATCGGCAGGGAATCTCAATACTTCTATCCCAGCAGATTCCGCAGACAAACGAGCGAGAGTGTCAGCTCCTCTAGCTTCGCCCTCGATAACTACGTCAGGCTGAAATCTTGCAATTATTTCTCTAATTGCCGAACCGTCGGACCAGTTACGGTCTCCGCAAATTAATAGCCTCACGTATCCTCCCGCCATGCAATTAGTAAATCTTTCTGGTTTACTTTCTCATCAGGTTTCTTTGTGCCGTATCTCTTTGATGCTCTACCCTTTTTACGAGCAAAAATCTCAAGTGATGGTACATGCTGTTTTTCTTTTTCAACAGACTTTTCAAAGAGATCCATGTAAACCTCCATTATACTCCAATTGGAGCAAATTGTACACCGAATTTTTGAAGAATTCTGTCCCTAGACGCAAAATTTTCAAGGCCATTCTCAAGAAGCTTTATAGGCCTGCCAGGATATAGGCTTTTAGTGTCCACAGTATAGACAAGAGATTCCTTTCGTTTAAGCTCTGTATGCCGCTTAAACATTTTGCCATCTAACGTTCTTACCCTATTCACATCAAATAGCTTCTTAACCTTTAAATTTCTAGTCATAACCTCAAAACTAGTAATGTTGCCAACATTATCGTAACATACATTAAGATTCAAGTACATTGCCTTGCCTCTAGTAATCCAATTGATGTACGCAACTTTCCCTGAGTATTTTGAGTGATTGAGAGGCAAGAGCCTCTTTTCTTTAATCATAGGCAAGAATGATTGAGCTTTGGTGGCGTGCATATTGGCGCTCTTTATATATTGTTTAAGAGCCGCTATTTTAGTCCGCATGTCCGGAACGATGAGAGTAGTGGCTAAAGATTCCATTTTGTGATAGACTTTATAAGATTGTTATTGTTGATCACGCTCACCTTAGTCTTCTTTATGACAGCTAAATGAATGGGCTTGCTGCTCAAATAGTAAGCTGCAACAGCTTTGGTTAGTCGCTTATTTGACTTGTGAATTTGATCATTAAATAGCCCATCTTCGTATAGCTGATTATAAACCATAACAGCGTAAATGGCTTTAGAGCTCTTGCTTATAGCAGTAGACTTCAGTATCGCAGAACTAAAACCTCTTACAAAATAATCCTTTGGATGAGTATTTCTATAGTCGATTAGCAAATCATAAAGGCCACGATATTGATCTAGAGTAAGATTTCGGCCTTTATAAAGAGCTGTATAGAGAGCCTTGAAAATAGCAAAGTTCCTGAAATAGGAGACGGCCTTAAGAATTGACTGTAACTCAGGCTCGTTAGCTTTGGCGACAACTTCTGGATGCAAGAACCTAAAGTTTCTACTCTTAATAAGCTTCTTTATCATTAATCGCCGCCTTCTATAACATTGCCAACTATTCTTTTCTCAACAGGTAGTATTCCAGGGACAAGTACGTGTTCCTGCTCATATGGATAAGACCAGTCGCTGCTATTCTTTGAGTGGTGATAAATCAGCACTGCTTCAGTCGGCACCTCGGCTTCGGTAATCACGGGACCAAAGTTATCAACTACGCCTCTATCAGAAGTCCAAGACGAAGCCACAGACTTAACCTCACTCTTCCCATTGCCTCGGTATAGTTTCAGAGTCTTACCAGATCCTAAAGAGCTTTGCGTCTGATCATATACATCTTGAATCGTGGTGGACAACACCTCTTTGACTTCTGGCCTGCTTATAGCAACAACTCTATTGGAAGCCAGGTGGTAATTGACGTAAGTGCCCCTGTCTATTGCCTTAGTCTCAACAAACGATTCCACTGCGTTGGACATTAGCGAGTTATGAGAAGCAGACGACCACATTCTCACAAAGGCTGCGTTCTTTGATTCGGCAGGACTCTTTTTATTCAGTAAAACAATGGTATTTATTGCAACATTAAAAGCTCCCACTTCTATAAGGCTATCACCGCCTCTAGTCATGTCTCCTAACGGCTTTCCAAGCGCTCTATCAGCGTTATCCGACTGTTTGAATACGTCGTCGCCCTTGTAAGCTTTATCGATCATATCGAGAGCAAAACTCAATCTAGTTCTAGTAATAGAAGTCTTATCTCCAGCAAATAGCTTTCTGCCACCAGCCACAAACATCATGTCTTGATAGAACTTATCCAAACCGTGCTCAGCGACATATGAGAATGCTTGCTCTGACATATGGAAATTATTAGCACCCACACGATTCATTGAAAGAAATGAAAACGCTCTTTGATCTGAGATCTTGGTAAGTAATCTACTTACGGCGACGTCAGATTCTACGCCATCGAGACTGTGTATCTTATCAACAACCTTGGCCGTAGCATTAGCAGAGAACCTTGAAGCGCCAGAATAAATTCCTTTTTGTTTCATGTTCCACTGATTAGCGAATGTCTTGTTGTCACGAGCTAAAGTAGTTGAATACATGCCGTCTTCCTTGAACTTCTGGAAGCTATTTATAAGAGACGCTGTAGATTCGATACTATAAGCATCGTCCATAGTGTCCATTTTATCACTTATCAAGCCAATGAACATGCCAAAAGTGTCTTTTACAAATCTGTTTCTAGTCTTCATCAGCTTATCTACAGCATTAAACACAGCATCGTTTAGCCAATCCAATTTAGGGTCGTTGCCTTGAAGCCATTTAGTGTCCTGAATTACATTATCCGCGACATTAAGGGACTTCTTGATGTCACCCATGAGTTCAGACAGCTTTTCAAAAGACGGATAAGTGGCGCTTTCTTTAGCATCAGCTGCTTTCACTCTACTCTCGAAATTGCTATGAATATTAGCAGCGACACTGCTATTAAGCACTGCTGTGGTGTGATTAACAATTCCCAGCGCCGTTGACATTTGTAGCATAGCTTTCTTTACTTCGTTTTGGGCACTTGGATCTAATTTCTTATTTTCAACATTCAAGTCTTTCCAATTCGATTCTGTGCCTGCATACTTGTGATTCTTTTCATACATCATGTTAAGCGCTTCATCTATATAGCCCTTCTTAGCGTCGGGACTATTCATAAGCTCAAGCGTGCCGTCGTCAATGGAAGAGACATATTGAGCCACGTTTGTGTCAACCATTCTGATAATATTAGAAACCCATTGAGACGCGCTCACGCCCTTGCTAAATTCGGGCAGATCCTTGGGCGCAATTGGCCAAGCATCCCAATCGTCTTGCTTCTTAACAGTTTCTTCTTCCTCGCCGCCCGACTTCTTCCCAATGAGAGCAGCTAACTGCTCAACCATCGTTGGCTTCTTTCCTTTAGTCTCTTCCTTCTTGCCGGTCTTTCCCTTTGGCTCTGTATAGATGTATTTATACTTGCCTTCAGAGCCTTCTCTTCGGATATATTTGTGACCAGCCTTTTGCTCACCCTTCTTAGCTTTAAGCAAATCAGACTCTTCTGATTTCTGTGCTATAAGCCCGGCCCATTCAAGCATCTTTACAATAGCCGAAAGCAAATATGCGTCAACATTAGAAGGCTCTCTTACTATACGATGAAGATCGTAAATAGAGACCCAACTATTCGTAGACTTCTTTTCAAATATAGAACCGTCTGTCTTGGGCTTGCCTTGAGCCATGCCAGTAACGTCCACGATACAGAAGATATCAGGATTCTTATGATCACCGCTGGGTAGAATAGTGCCAAGATCTTCAAACCATCTTTCCTGTACTACAATGCCCGCCTCTTCCTCTAATTCCCTTTTAGCTGTCTGCCTCCAGGTCTCACCCTTGTCTTTACGACCAGTGATAATCGACATCACTGTGGTGTGCAAAGGGTTATATTCGTCACGGATCAATACTTCTTTACCATTTGCTCCCATTTTGTAGGGCATAATAGCAACGCCTTCGGCATTGTCAAGATACACGTAGCCAGTCTGGTCGTGTTCCATGATAGTCTTATGTGGACTAGAAAAGAGTGTTTTGTCTTTTCTAATGAACTTTATGTTATTGAACTTTATTTGCATCTGTTTCCTCTGTAGGCTTTTTGGGATCCAATTCTGAGGGTTCTTTTCTCTTAAACTTATCGATTTCATGCATCAAATTGACGCCCTCTTTTCCGCCAGAAGTTCTAGAAACAAGTGCTCCCGGCGTGGTATAAATAGAGCTTGCTTTAGACTTCTCTGTTTCGTCGGGCCACTCGATCGGGACTTCTTCTTCCATCTTTTTCAATCCGACATTCTTTTCTGAATCATCGTCTTCGTCCTGCTCGCGCTGTTCAGAGAACATAGTCGAAGTATTTATCTCAGATTTTTGTCTGGGCGTCATGCTCTGGAACTTGTCCCAGTCAACTATTTTAGTCATTTGATTCTTCTTTCTTCACGTATACCTTTGGTTCAGCATGAAACTTCACTTTATTTTCACGCTGAAGCTTCTTGTAAGCTTTGCTAGAAGGATCTCTTTCTTCTCTTGTTTGAGCCTTAACTAAGCCTGAGTTCTTCCTTCTTTCGGCCTTGAGCTTGGCTGTGTACGCCTTAAGCTGTCCTCTTGTAGTCTTTAGCTCTCCGGGACTGGCGCCTGTTTCCTCTCTAATACCCACCATTTTTTCGGCACTAGCAACAGTGTCTTCTAGCTTTCTTTGTCTAGGAATAGACTTTGTTGCTTCGTCCACTGCAAGAAGCTTCTTCTTTTGAGTTTCTGATTTGTTCTCTTCTTTGGCGCTTCTTTCCATTTCCTGCAAGTGAGTATAGTAGTTAGGATCCTCTTTCAAGTGATCCATAGCAATATCAGCTCCACGAACCTTCTTTTCATCATCGTCGATATTAGGATCGTTGCCAACGTGTTCTTGCTCAACTTCTATTCCTGCTTCAAGTTCTTTCTGGTCAACGTCTTTATATTCTAATTCGTCACCAATGCCACCATCAATAGGGTTGACGTGTGACTTCTTAGCGTTGAATTCTGTAGCCCACTTAGAAAAATCAGGATCGTGCGATTGATAGTCTTCAGGAAGACCGTCAGGACCCAGATCAGGCTTCTTAATAGGCTTGATCCTTGGGCCGCCCTCTTTCTTTGTGGTTTCCCTAATCTTCTTATGCACTTCTTCAGAAGACATGCCCTTTTCAGTCTCTTCCTTTTTCTTGTCGTCCTTCTTTATAAGAAAGCCAAGAAGAGGCTTTAGACTGGCGTCGAGTGGCTGATTTTGCGTATACCATTGCTGAATAATCTGACCAAGCGCTGAGCCCTTAGACACTTTACGCTTTGCTCTTTCCTCTTTCTTACGAAGAGCCTCGGCAGAATAATGAATCAGATTGATGCCATGTGGCTTGTTTGGATCAATTGGTGCGCGCTTATACACTTTGGTCTTATCAGGAGATGTAACAGTGTATTCGCCTATTCGTTCCTTGCCCTTCATGAGAATAAGCTTAGAGCTTCTACCCAAATAAGCATCAGGACCTGTAGAGATCTGGAAGGTGCTATTGCCAGAATACTTCTTGTTGTCTTCATGCACCTTCATCTTCTCTTTCATCTTCTCATTGGCTATGAAAGCCCGGCGCTTTTCGACATCTTCCGTAGCATCAATTGGATAGCCGCCCAAGTTGCCGTTACGACTGCCTTCATCTCCGCCCTTGACTATTTTGACTCTACGACCAGCCATTGTGAAGGATTTCTTAGCAAACTCTTGCACATCAGCGTTAGGAAAATCAGAGCCCTTGCGCTGAGTGTCAGGACCGTTCCAGCTCTTTTCGTTTGGCCGACCAGGAGAACCAAATGCAGCAGCAATTGGCTTGCCTGTCTCAGGCGTTGAAGGAAATTCTGGAGGGATAACCCTAGTCAAATCGAGAGCCTTGCCAGTAGATGGGAAGTCAAGCTTCTCATTCTCTAGTTCGTGTTCTCCTATCTTACCAGGCGTCTGGAACACAACTGAAGAATACTGCTGCATCCCTGTGTTGCTACTCTTTTCAACGACGCACTTTTCAAGATCTATCCCAAGACTTTTCATTCTATGGAATATGTAATTAGCCAGAGCCCACTTAGTCTCGCCGCCCTTTTCACCAGCAGCTCCCTTAGCCCGGGACCATTTCGTTTCATCTTTCTTTGTCCTTACAAACCCTGGCATGATTAAGCTCCTTTACCTTCTCTAATATCTTTTCTGTCTTGAGCTGCATCTTCTCTTATGTCTTTTCGCTCAGCCGCTGCATCTTCTCGAATGTCACGACGTTGATCACGTTCATCTTCCGCTTTACCGTTGGTCTTCGGTGAGAACTTCCCACCAAAGTACAGCGCAAAGCATGTAGTTAGAAGAGCAATAGAGGCTTCTCCATTGAATGAAATGGTCCACGCCCATGACAGCGCTGGAATTACATGGCCGCCTATTACACGCTCAACAGTGCTTACGCCAAAAGCCATGCCTGCCATGAGATATTTAACAAGCACAAGAAACCATGTACTCATAGCAATGAAAGCAGACTTGCTAAACTGACCTTGATACTGAAAGAACGGGTTGTTCATTATCCATTTACGAAGACGCTGCTTACCCACTTTTCTTCTCCTTCTTCTCCTCTTTATACTTAGTAGGCGGAGGATCAGCCGGAGCTTCTTTCTTTTCTGCGTCTTGGTTTTCCATTATGATTGTGTAATGCAAGTCTTTTTCTTTACCGCCCGTAACTATATACTTCATAAAAACTAGTCCTCATACTTCTCGAAAAATTCATTGAAAGCCTTGTAGACTTCTGCCTCTTTCGTTTTTAGAACATTGGGTAGAATGAAATAGAAAGCACCAGCTTCGGCGAAGTGCTCTTCAGGGCTAATCGCCGCATACTCACTTATCATTGCTGCGCTAATCTGATTCAGCAATAGAGTTTCTTTGTCTTGTCCCTTTACTTCCTTAACAGAACCTTCAGCTGTCTTGCGCATATTTTGATCTATTTTGCCAAAGCTGTCAACGAATTTGACAGCTTTCTTAATGTAATCCTTATCCATTTTGTCATCTGAAGAGTCAGCAGTCAGAGGCTGTTTGTGTTTTAACCGGAGCGCTCCATAGAAAAAGCTATGCATAGTCTCATGTAGCATCACGACTTGCTTAATCGTTTCCGACATATCCTGAGGGAAGTTGTCTAAGCAAAAGGCAATCTTGCCCTTGTTGACATTAAAACATCCCGACGCAGAGCGGAAAACATCTTTCTCCTGATATTCTGGCAGCACATCCAACACATCAAAGAACGTCTCAACGTCATTAGTCATCTGGACCGAAGAGCACCCTGAGTTTATGCAAACATAGTGGATGTCATCTATTTCATCGCACGCTTCGCTGAAGAGGTTTTTGAATCCTCTATCAGTAGAGTCAATAGTCTGAATAAAGCGTTGTTTCTTGTCTTGAGGGACTTCTTCGGCTTTCTTCCCTCTAGGCTCGGACTCTTTGTAGATATAGCGAACTTTCCCATCATCTGTCAGCTTCTTCCGTAGAAACTTGGAGCCAGATCTTTTCCTTTCAAGTGAACCGTCCATTATTCACCTCGGCTTGGAGAAGTTAGTTCCGCCTCAATCTTAGAAATCTTAGCATTGTATTCAGACACTCTATTGCCGGCCTGTGAGAAGAGCTTCTTATATTCCTTTGCAGCAACGCCTGTAGGTAGAAAACGACTTGTCTTGTGGCCCAACAGCTTGTTGGCGTATTGCATCTCCGTGAGAAATGCCTGTGGCGTAGCATCTTTCCCACGAGCCATGATAGCGCCAGCTACATTTGTGTAGTCCTTTGCATCGAAGTATTGAGCGTACTTCTTGAACATCTTGTCCCGTGAGAGAGAAGTCGTGAAGTCAGCAACCATAGCTTCTGTATCCTTAGAAGAGGGAGCAGACTTCCCCTTGGCATCCTCGTAGATATACTTGTATTCCCCATTGCCCAAGTTCTCCCGCTTAATGTACTTGTGAGTGGGGCGCTCAAGACCAAGCCGAGAACTTGCAGACGCTGTTCCCATCTGGGCTTTTCTAACGAACTTGATGTTATTTAGTGATATCTTCATGAATCCATCCTTCAGGGTTTACGAATAGTTTTATTTCAGCTTTCTTGAAGAGCTTGTCTACGTATTGCTCTACATTGTCGCAAGTCTTCATGATGCCAGTTTTATGAGCCGTCTTAAGTTTAAACTTTTCAGCGTCGGTAAGCGGCCTATCGATATAGTCAAACACATCAACTATCCTTGCAAACCCAAGGAAAGTTTTCTTGTCTATCGCTCTCAGTCCGAAAAAGCCTCTATATATAATTTGAACATCCGCCGAGTAGTTAATGCAGAAAGCCCATCGCAACTTGAAAAGCATTGAGTTGAAAACGATGACCCTTCCGCATTGCAAGTGATCGATTAGTGCCATTCCTCCACCTTCTTCCGTTTGTCCTTTTCTTCTTTCTTCATAGGGACAATGGGTTTCCCAATGTCAGATACTATAGAACCAAGACCGCCCATAGAAGTGCTTCCGCCTCCCATGGCCGATCCGCCTAAATCTTTTCTAAGTGAAGCAGCTGTGTATGATCTATTAAGCTCTTCCAATTTGGCGCCCATCCATGCTGAAGTGCGAAGCGCCTTTACAGTGATTTCCATGACTTTCTTGTTGTAAGCATCGATGACGTTCTCATCGTGTAGCAACATATATTTGATGCAATAGTTGATTGCTATACGAAAGTCTTCTTTTGAGACCTTGTCAGGATCGAGGGAGCGCTGGTTTACAGCCTCTATGTAAGCGTAATTGAATTCAGTCATAGCCTCTAGTTTTTCCCTAGTGCCATATTCCTGCCATCCAGAAAAGCATACCAGCTTTTCGCAGAATTGCTGGATGAATTTGTCGGACGCGCCGAACTGGTCAATTATTTTCGCGCGATAATGATTCGCAGCACTAAACAGCTCTTCAGACTTAATCTTATCGTATTTGAATATGTTCCAATCTTCACGATTAAGAACGGACTCAGCAATAGAAGCATATGATAGAGATCTCAAACCCTTAAGCTTGTCAAAATAAGAATTCGTCTTAACCTTAACTGCGGATCCGTCCTCAAACTTAACAATATAGCCTTCAGCCTGCTTGTTCGTCTTCTGAAAATCTAGGAGCTCCTCAAAGCTATTAAAATGAGCTGTAGTCGGAGAAGCAAAGCCCAAGCTCTTTGCCACCTTCTGAAGCTCTATATAGTCTAAAGTCTTGTATGTTTTAAGATCTCTTACATGATGAAGTATCAGCCCAAATTTCTTGCCATATCCAATAACAACTCTGTGATCGGGAGAAATAAGCTCAAAAGCCACTGATTTGTTATGCCTTAGCAAATCTTTTAGCGCTGAAATGCGCCCAGTTCGTTTCGCTAGCCGACGTGCCGTATCTATATAGCCATTGTCGTCATAATCGATCTGCGATCGAGTGCTAAAGTGCACTTCGTCGTTCTGCCTATCGTAGAACGCTTGTATTAATATTCCATCAAGCTTTTCAGCCATCTGAGACGGCACATCAACAAATTTCTTAGCAAATCGTGAAATCTCTCCATCTCTATATTCGCCTACGTTGAATATCTTTTCTAGTGGGAAAGAAACAAGCTCTCCATTTTCACGATCAAAAATAATCCCTCTACAAATTCGCAACTGAACAGTCCAAGTAGGGCGATACATTGCTTCGAGATCTTTGTTTATAGAATTAAAGAAAAAGTTATCAGAATAGTTAAACACGAAATATCTGTCAGTAGCTGTAACTCTAAGGTAATTGCTAATCTTGTCCTCTGAAGCCGACGCAAAATGGCTATCTTTTAACCCTAAGTATTTAGATAGAAACTCTCTATTCGATACCTTTACAACTTCTGAAAGCACAACGCCTTGTGACAGTTCAGAATTCAGGTAAAAAACCATAGCCTGCAAATCGACAACTGCCCTTCTAACGTCTTCTAATTTGTCTGCACAAGGCAGATCAAAGTAGTCTAGATTCTTCTTCTTTACGAAGATCATCTTTAACAAGTTAGTTTTCAATCGTTATCTTTCTTTCAGCGTAGGGCATTTTAGTCCCGCGGCAGACCTCGTCAATTTAGTTATAAATTAAACATCTTTGCTTGTCTTTCGCAATGATATGAATGTGTTCGGACCCTTTTTCGATATAAAAACATGCGGTGGCTTCTCAAGCGACTCAAATATTCTTCTAATGGGCTTTGTGATCGTCCCTATCATCCTCAAGAACGAATAGAATATGCCTATTTCATATCGATCTCGTTTCTCGATATTAGTATCGGGAGCAGGGAGAACCCACATTCTGCGCTGTCTAGCGTCCATTAAACAACCTTGTTCTTAGTAAAAGTAGTGCCATCGTCCGAAAGAATCGCCGTACCTAAAGACGAGCCGTCGTCTTTGTGTAAAGTCTCCAAATTACTAGTTGCTGTTCTCTTCAGAGCCAAGTATTGATAAATGAATTCAATCTTTTCTTGTATCGTAGAATTTGTACTTGGTATAGAAGTAAGCTCTCCCATGACATTGTTATCAAATGCTATTACTTCACCCGTTGCACTATCTACAGCCTCTTCTATCCAAGGGCCTCCTGGAGGAACATCGCCTTCACCCATATAAAGACTTTCATATGGATCACCATCATCATACTCAAGCAAAAGAACTTTGCACGTTGGAGCGAATAAAGCGACCCAGGCCAAAGAGACAAAGTCCCAAAACTCGCCTGACGAATTCTTGAGACGAGCGTACATCGTACTCAGACTCTTTGTAGTTCTAACAAAAAATAGCATTCTAACCCCTTACTGCTTCTATGACTTTACTAGCAGGCACAAAAGCATCTGGATTGTATTTCTGCCCATCCCATATGCCAAATTGATCTGGCCGCAAGTATTTTCTAGCTTTAAGCAAATTCTTGTTTTGTTTGTATCCGAAGATGTTGGGGTCCGAAGGTCCCCAAAGAACAATGCCCGGCTCTTTTCCCACCACGTGTGCTAAATGCGGAAGAAAATTGTCAACTGAGATCCAAATGTAACAAGCGGGATCCAAAAGAAGCTCACCCACTATTCTTAGCGGAAGATTAGTCCTAAAATCATCTACAAGCTGCTTTTCCCCAACTACCCCGATTTGAACAATATCGTACTCTTCTTTAAGCACCTCAATTACGTCTTCCCAAAATGGATAGTTTTTAGGATTATATGACTTGTCCCTAAGCTCTTTTGACCATGGGCTAATTAAGATATAGTTTTTCATAAGCCTCTAACATGCTCCTTTTCCAATTGTACTTTACCATCCATTCATACACGCTTGTCTCTTTGCAACCAAAAGCAGCTGCGTCGCCCAAAGGCAAACAAATAACATTTGGCAGCCCCATAAAAACGTCGCCGTAAACGCAAAACATAACAAGCGTCTTGCATCTCTTTAAAAGTTCAGGGACGATATTAACAAACATAAGATGATCGCCAAGGCCATGAGATAGAGCAATAAACTTATAGCCCCATTTTCTCAATTCAGTTCTAAATATTTCCTCGTCCTGTTCCCAAAGCTTGGGATCCTTTTCGGTTCTAATACCACCTTCAGGATTGCGGTAGTGATAAGTTACGGCTGATCTATCTACTAAAAGTTTATAGCCAGCACGAAACAGCCTATGAGTAAAAATCGTTTCTTCTCTATGAGCTACCTTTGAAAGCTCCAAACAATAATCAGCTATGTTAGTTCTATACAGAAACGAACTATAGAGATGTTCTACTTCGTAAACGCCTGCACCTCTAGCCCATTGCAAATTGGGCATTCTATTTATATCAATAAGATGCGTCGCATAAAAATCTGATTTAGCTTCCTGTCCCGGCGTAATCACCGAACCAGCAACTGCGCCAATGCCTTCTTGCATATGAGACAGCAGCTTCTCTAAAACATCGGGGCGAGCAACTGTATCGTCGTCCAATCGCCACACGAACTTAAAATCAGATGTGTTAGCAGCTTGATGCGCAAAATGCTGACCTATGCCTCTTGTGAACGAAACTTCCCACTTTATACCAGCAGAATCCAGTGTGCTAAAAAGATACTGATAAACAGAGTTTTGTCTCAAATCTTTATGTTCGCCATCATCGTACACGATTAATCTGTCGGGCTTTACAGTCTGCGAAATTACAGACTGAATTGCAAGAGGAAGAGTTGTAAAATATCTGCCTTTCGTCGGAATAACGCAGAGAATTTCTTTTCGCTCCACAACCTCAACTTTGGGATACCTTTCAGCAAGAATCTCACCATTGCGCTGAAATATCTCCTTCCAGCCCGAGACCAAACTTTCATCATGTACAGTCGCTTCGCCCTTATGAAAGATAGGGACAGAGCCTGTGATTTGACCCTCAGCAGAATTGTGACCAGTCATCTCCCCTGCTACTGCCATTTTATAACCAGCAGCCTCAGCCCTCAAACAGAAGTCTGTATCCTCGCCGGCACCCACTGTGAAAATTTCATCAAGATAGCCAATCTTGTCAAAGACCTCTTTGCGAATCATTGCACAAAAGAATATTATAAATTCTCGATTAATTGGAGCGCTAACCGACTTAATAGGACCCACAATACCGATCTTTGGATTGTTGAAATGTATTAGATGCATATTGATTAGAGTGTCTTTTTCTTGTTCTAAGAAAAAGACGTCGTTATTAAGAATCAGAATGTTTTCGTACTTAGCTTCTTTTATTCCTGCGTTGTACGCCCTAGCAGCGCCGATTGCCTCGTCAAACCAAATAAGTCTAAACGGAGCTCCCAGACTCTCAACATATTCTCTAGTTCCGTCTGTGCATCCGTTAGCAACGACTATCACTTCCTTGTTATTAAGATTGCAGTATTTCTGTATTGATTCTATGCAAGGCTTTAAGCAGTCCTCTAAGTGATTATACGTCGCAATAACAATAGATACGCAAAGTCTTTCCGACATTTTCTTATAATATTTCTGATACCATTTAGAATTATATCTTTTGCCAAGACTGAGAGCATTTTTGGTCAGAATCTGACTTATGTTTTTCAACTCCCTTACAGTAACTCCAAATTTGTGAAAGATTGGCAAAGTGACCATAACAAGCTTATAGCCAGCCTTTTCTGTCTTTATACATAAATCAACATCTTCACAAGTACCATCAGCAAAGAGCACGTCGAATCGTCCAAGCTCATCAAAGAGAGTCTTGGGCATCATTGCGCAATAGAACTTCAAATAATTTGTATCAGCGTATTCGTTGTAGCAAAATTCAGGGCCGACAACACCGACTTTAGAATCTTTCTCAAACTCAGCCAACATAAGATTGATGACGTTGTCTTTAAGCAAGAAGCAATCGTTGTTTAGAAACAACAAGTACTCGCCCTGAGCTATTTGCGCCGCTGCATTAACGGGAATGGCAAAACCGGGCTTCTCAAACCAAACAAGCTTAAAGGATTCGCCCAAGCTTTCTACGTATTCACGAGTACCATCTGTACAGCCATTAGCCGCAATAATTACTTCACATTCGTTTAAGTTTACGTATTGCTTAATTGCCTCGCAGCAAGGCTTTAAACAATCTTCCAAGTGGTTGTAAGTTGCAATTATTATACTAACCTTCATATTTTTGCTTAGCTCCTCTCATGCCTCGGGACTTAATCCATTGTCTAAACTCTAGTTCTAGTTCTCTAAATTGCTCTCTAGAAAGCCACTCTGTATCTATGTTACATCCGCCAGGGCCGTCTTTTGAAACCTGAAAATAGTTGCTATAATCATGAGACATGCCAGTAATTCCGTACCATTCTGGATTTTCAGCTACTTCTGTTCCAGGATACGGCGTAAAGTTAGAAACAAAGTATTGGTCAGGATCTGATTTTTCTATGAAACGTTTTGTTTCCTCTATCGTTTCTCTAGTCTCTCCGGGAAATCCTATCATAAAGAAAGCCCTAGATACTATACCATATTTCTTAGCCCATTTAATTACGTTATAGTTGTCTTGAACTTTTATTTCTTTTCTCATACGGTCAAGCATGTATTGCGAACCTGTTTCTATTCCCCATGCTATCTGTTGACATCCTGACTCAGCTAGTTTCTCGTAAGTCTCTTCAGTGTCGTAGCCTGCCCTACCCATACAAGAGAATCTAAATCCTAGCTCCTTTACTGCCTCTAGTATTTTAAAGAGTCTAGGGCGATTCATCGTAAAAATGTCATCTTGGAAGTTTAATCTATCAATGCCAAGTTCATTCTTAATACGGCATAGCTGCGTTGCAGCCACGTCAGGCTTCATCATGTGGTACCGACCATTTATATTATGCATAGAAGCCAGACCACAAAAGCTGCATTTGAATGGGCAGCCTCTAGATGTTAAAAAGGGAACCGAGGGCTTTCCGTCTATTAGCCTTGAATAGGATCCTAAATTAACTTTATTGAATGCAGGGAACTCAAATAGGTCCACTGTCGCTTGTTTGCCACAAAGAGCCAGCATGGGAGCTTCACCATAGCCTCTAACCACCTTGTCGGCATACGGAAAGTCTTGCGGACGCACAGATGCGTGAGCTCCGCCGATAATTACCTGAGCTTTTGCGTTTTTTAATCTGCACAGCTTTGCTATCGATTCAGTTATACCCAGCGTGGCGATATAAGACGTAATCCCATAAATGTCAGCAAATGGTATAGCAACGTCCCAATCGCTGTTTCCCGACAAATCTAAAACATCCACGTCTACATAGTTTTTCTCTAAATGAGATGCAATATAAAGAAGGCCCATTGGAGGATCAAGCCTGTCATCAGTAGAATTAGGGTGCGGCGGATGAATTAATAATACTTTCAAATGCGACTCCTATTGCGTTATTTATGCTTTTATTATATCATCTATGCTGTAAGCAATTTTAAAGCTTCTTCTTTTGTAATATTTAATCCATATCTCGTCGACAATATTGTCGCAAAAATGTCTGCTCTATCTGGATGCCATTTTAGCTGCTCTCGGTATGCTTCAACCTCTCTAGCGAGCTTTCCAATGAACCACTTTCTCGGATTCCAGAACTGACGTGAGTGAACCAGTTCGTGTTCCAACATTCCTCTATCATCAATGCATCTGGGCCGAATAAAAATAATAGGCCCAAAGGACCGACCCTGAAAGCCTGATTTCACGCCAAAAGACCAATTGTTCCATCCGATATAAAAAACAACAGCGTATCTTCCAAACTTTACTATAAACATGTTTTCTCCTTAAAACCCTATGATAGAACTAATAGCGCTACCAGGGAGAGCAGGCGTTCCAGAAACTTCTGTCGACAAATCTCCACCAGCAGCGTCACCGGCGTCCCTTGCAGATATTTTATACTTATAGAGTATGTGACTCAAACTAGTGTGTTCGTACGAAGTAACATTTCCCGGAGTAATAGCAGCGCTAGATTTAGTTGGCGTAGAGCCATCACTCGTCCAACGAATAACGTAATCATCTGCACCAGAGACAGCTGACCAACCAAGAGAATTCTTTCTTAATCCCGGTGTGCAACTTGGACTTCCGGGTGCACTTATTGCAGTCCATGCTTCAACCCAACAGTCCCAAACAAAAGAATATCCTTGAAGACCAGCACCAGAAGGGTCGTTTGGCCTGCTTTCCCAAACAAGATTCGACATCGTGACACTAGTCGATATGGCATGCGAAAGAACAACGGGACCACCTGGATCCGAAACATAAAGATCATCAGTATTAAATGGAGTAGTTCCACCATCAGTATACCAATAGTAATAAACCCATGCGTTAGTAGCCGGTACAGGCCAAACTCTGGCTTTCATATAAGCAGCGATGCAACCGCCAGGAAGACTTCCACAGTTTTTTACTTTAAAAATCGAAGTTGCATACCCGCCAGCGCCCGGCGAGAGGTGATAAGCATACGTCGACGTATCAGGAGCAGCACCAGTTCCGCCATCATACGCTTGCGTAGGACTGTTACATGCAGGAGTTGAGTCGACGTGTGTTGTAGGTCGTATTACGGAACTTGGCATGCTACACCTTCATCGCAGTCAGCGAAACTGTGCATCTTTGTATTGTAGTACAAGAGTCCACATTGAATCTTATGATGCTGCCTGCAGCAACAGAAAGAACTAAGCCGGTTTCTTCGTATTTAGTTGTAGTAGTCAGGACATATGTATCTATCAAATCTCCCACTACTGGAGGGAAGTTAGCGTATGTATCTTTCCAGATAGACACAGTAATGCTGCCCGATTGGTCCGCAAACATTCTAGCAGCAATTATCGTACAAGCGAAAGGTATTTCGATGTCGCCCTTTACACCTGTCGTGATCGTAGCACCGCCACCGTCAATGAGAAAAGCAAATGAACCTTTCGGAGATAATCTATACGTAGTCATTACAATCCATACCTCCCTTTCACGGCGATGTGATTCTGCAACACCTCGTTGGCAGTTAGCGTTCTATCGTACATCAAAACTATCCCAACGTCAGCAGTACTAAATTCGCTCACTCCAGCATAAGAACCTATTGCCAAACCATTAGGCCCTGCTGTGCCGCCTGTGGGTGTTAAGACGGATTGCTCAACACCATTCACATAAAGCGAATAATTATCTCCAAGAATGTCACCAGTGCCTGCTAATGTTCGCCAGTTTGTATCGTTTGCGCCGTGACCAGAACCGTCAGTAATCCATCCTTCTGCATAATAGTTCTCTGAAGTTGTGCTATGATTTCCAAGCAACCAGTTATTAGCTAAAGCGCTCAATATTCTTCCTCTTGTAGCGCCAGAATATCTTACTGCTCCAAAAACAGTGTAGTTGAGAGCTGCCATATTTTTAGAGACGCTTATAATTTGGTCGGTTCCGTTTAGCGTTATTATTCCGCTATTTGTCGGAGCGTATATAGGGTTCTTAACAAGAATGCCATGATTTCCATTTCCTGTAATGTCAAACAAAGAAGAGCCTGCATCATTTAAGAGCTCTGCTATAGAGGGCTCCGAGCCGTCACACACATCGATTCTCGGATTAAATAAAGACCCAGCGTCAGCAGCATCAGTGCAATAATACATAAAGCTTCTAAGAAGCGCCTGAGTTGCTCCCGCTGTCCACTTACAATCGGCAATATTGCCTGAACAGTTGGAAAGTCTTCCACCGGCAATAGTATACACACCACTTTCAGGGTGCCGTTTTATGCTACTAGAATGATCTGACAGATATGCATGACCTACAAATAAATACCATGTGTTTTGTGTAAAAGTAGCTAAATTGCCGTAATGCCAATACGGATTTCCTTCGTTTGCATCGTCGTCTAAATCCACAACGTTGCCAGAGTCATCAGAAGATAAACCAAAATAAGCAGTTCCAGTCGTCGTTGCTGATGTTCTCTTAAACCAAACAGAAAATCTATATGTCTGACCTATAGCTATAGGCACATAGCTAGTCGTAAAGCCGCCGTCAGCATTGTTCGTTCCTTGAGTTGTACAATTCCAGAGCATGCTCGATCTGCCCCATGGATCTGTTCCAAGTGCCCGAGTGCTCTCTCCTGCGGTTTCAGCTACGTTATAATAATCTGTACCGCCACCAGAAGTTGCATCTCCAGTACCCGCCACCCAACTAGCCCAATCTATCAAAGATCTGCGACCACAAGAAGACTTAACGTTGGCCGGATCTAAGCACATTATCAGTCCGTCTGTAACAATTTTGGGTGAATAAATTAGTGTCATTATTTAAACCTGTGTCTTGTTCCCATTAGATTCCAAACCTATTTCTCAAAGCAGCAAAATTTTGCGCCGATTCAGATGCAGAAAGCGATCGATTGTAAACCATAACAAGAGCAACAGAACCAAGAAGCTGATAACCAGCGTAATAAGTCCACCACTGGAACCTAGTCCAAGTTGAAAAATTGACGCCCTTTGCCTCCCACATGTGCCAATTTCCGTCTAAATAATTTACCGGAGTTGTAGGGTTTGCTCTACTCACAGTATCTATATAGTAAGTCGGAGTGCCGCAATTATTCTGATAGAATACGTTGCTAGAACTTGGATCTGTAGCGCCGACGTAAAATCCTGTGTCATTTCCTTGAACCCATAAATTAGTAGTATCAGTAGACTTGAAGAATGCAACAACCGTAGCACTAGACGGAGATCCCGCAAGAGCAGACTCCAGAGTCCATCCGTCGTCAGAACCATCTAAAACTAAATTCCCGCCGACATCAGAATTATAAACTGGATTTCCAACTATCTCGTGATGATGAAGGCTAGCAAGATCCTTCATTCCGCCACCTGAAGCCAAAGTACCAGAACGAGTTCCCGATGTATACGCAGTGACGTGACCCATAACTTCTAACTGTATCTCTGCGATGTCAATGGCAAATGTCCCTGCTCCGCCAACATTTTCTATCCAGTAAAAGTAACTAACTCCTGCTTGGTTGGCAGCCTGAGTCCATGTATGAGTAAATCGTTTCCAATTAGTATCGCCAGGATCCCAGTACTGTACTACTGGACTTCCTGGATTAGCGTAGCCATTGGTAGAATCTGAACAGTAAATCTGAAACAGAACGGACTTTCCGGAAGCTTGTTCGTCTACACCTCTATAATAAAATGAAATAGTGTACGTTGTACTAGCGGCAAGAGTCGGGATCGCGACGCCGCCCCCGTAAGCCATTCCACCCGCCTCACTGCGATCGCCCCTAAAATAATGAATTCGCATGCAGTCGTGAACCTTGTCTTCATACTTAAAACCGCTCTTCATTATCTGCTTTACTGTCGTGGTGTTCGGCAAGTGAGGCGGGCCCCACCAGGACGTAGGAAAGCCAGATGAGTTTATCGAAACTCTAGTATCTGTGTTGACCGAGTTGTGAACGGCATATCCATAAGCGTCTAGACCCTTGCTTCCATTTTCAGTATCGTCATAAACATGAAGAGTAAATGTATTAGCTCCAGTCTTTTTTACAAAATAAACCGCTCCTGAAGTTAAACCGCCTCCAGTACTCTGAGGCTGAACGCCATCATACGTCAGAAACGGATGGCCAGTAACTGTAACTTCATTTCCTGCCACCCCTCCGATCGTTAAAGTAAAGGGCGAACCTCCGTTGTACAAGTCTGTCGGATTTTGAAACACCTCGTACGTTCCCCAAGTATTTGAAGCTGTTGGGTAGCCGCAAGCGATTCCAGAAATAAGATTGGTTGACGGTTCTCCTCTAAAGCTCTTGAAATTGCCAGCGTCGTGACATAAAATCAAGCCGTCAGTGACTATGTTCTGCCCTGATCGTGTGCCCATGTTACACCAATACCGAGGATAATATCACTACTGTTCCATCTTCGAATTTTACATTAAGAGCGATTTCCCTGTTTGGTGTTGCGCCGGAAGCCGTCACGTAAAGTCTCGCATTATCAGCTGCCGGAGTTGACGGAGCGTCCTTCGCCACCACCTCAGTTGCCCCGTGTACTACTACGCGGTCATCAGCATAAACTTCAAATACTGGCAGTCCTGTGATGTCGTTGACTGATTGAAGAAGTGAATCTAGATTGTCTGTAACTGAAAACAGCTCTCCCTGAGTTCCTGTAACCTTAAACGGTACGTCGTCTTTTGTGTCAGAATCTATATGAAAGTATGCAGCGCCGCTAGAAAGATTGCCACCAATGAACACTCCTTCAGCGTCTTCACGAAGATGAAGAGAAGAAGTTATACCAGAAGCACTCCCCCATTTAGTGATATACCCGCTTGTTCCTGATCCTGTAATAGATCCCGCGGCTACAGTTCCGGAGTAGCCAGAGACACCAGAGCCAGAGTAGCCAGAAACACCTGAGTAGCCGCTGAATCCTGAATAACCAGAAACGCCAGATCCTGAATAGCCACTAATACCAGAGAAACCGGAATAACCGCTGTTTCCTGATGATCCAAGTATAGACCAACTAGACCATGTAGTTAAGCCAGTCTGTGTCCTAAGATACAAACTAGCGCTGTAACCCTTATACATTTCCCAGCCGTAAAATACAGAACCATTAAGATTATCGGCGAAACCCCACACTGGGCCGTACGTTGTTTCTGGATAACCAGATACGTCTGAGACAAATTGTGTATAAAAAGTAAATCCCCCAACCAAATTAGATACGTCAGTCGGTGTAGCATCAGTCGTTCTATTACCACAATATCTCCAGAAATCG